ATACTACCTCTCATTGTGCATGCTGCAACAGGACCTTTGTTTAAGCTAGCATAGATGGAATCAATGATAGTGTCAGAGACTTCAGCATGTTTCTCAGTTGCTCCAATCATGTAAGCAGCAGAACCACAATACCTTTTTGATTTTATAGCTGCAATGCCTTCTGCAAACTTAACCTCTTTGTCTATGAATTCTGCTGAGTAAATGTAATTTTTAAAATGACTAGCTGATTCACTCACTGCTTTATAGCAATCAGGTGATAGTCCAGAAACAGAAAAAACATCCTCTTTGATTCTAGATCTGTAGATTGAGTTCTCTTCCACTATTGAATTGTAACACATGGCCTCAGACACTTCATGAAAAGCTCTGAATTTGTTATAAATATTGCAAATATACATAGAAGAGACTGTCTGTGTGAAACTTTTAGACACAAAGTGACTATGTGGGAAAACAACTTCCAATTCTCCTGTGACTTTGTCATCAATTTCACTAAGGCTTCCTGCAGAGCTAATTGAACACAGAGCTGCAGACAACTTGTATGCCCTTAGTAAATAGAGTAACTCAATGGGATGTCTTATGTTCATGAATGTGGTTTTCTCTACAATTTCTGGAGCTGAACCACCATAGCCAATAGAAGACATATAGAAATATCTAGTCTGTTCAGAAGCTTGTGCAAACTGGTCTCTGTTAATCATGGCTATGAACGCTGTGTCCAACAAAATCTGATTTAAAACGCCATTGGATAGCAATCCACCTTCCATGTTATTTTCTATCTCCCATGTGGCAAGTGAAGTTATTATGTATGGCAATTTGAGAGAGTATGCCAATTGGTTGGGGTCTGTTGTATAGAAATGGGTTTGAGCAATGGCGCCAGTCATGTCTCCAGTGAGTCTAGTGTTTGTTGTTAACCTCCCTTTCTCTGGTTTGAAAATGATTGAGTAAGAGCATTTCGAAAAACTGTCCAATGTAGAGCTCATTTTAACCACTGATACTGATTCATAAGACCCATTCACTCCCACATAATATTCGTCATCCTTTGGTGATACCTTTAAAGAAGCTAATATTGATTTGCTGATCTCATAATGATGTGCTATGCAAGCCCCTAGGTAAGTTTGATTCATTGTGCTCACATATGCGTCCAGCATAGAAGTAGTTGATCTCCCAAAGTTATCTAAATCATTTGATGACAATGCACTCACTGTTAATATCTTTTTCCAAATATTGTCTCTTACAACAGCTAAATTGAGACTAGAAAAATAAGCTTCTGCGCATTCTTGATTCTTTATTGCAGTGGTTACAAAATTGTCTACTTGTTCGTCACTCACGTTAGCATTAAAATTGGCACCTAAGTAAGTCTTATCTTTCTTTTCACCTCTCTTTATCATAGACCTTGCAAGTTTCTTATCTATATGGTTAGCCCCAAAGACAATCCTAAAGACATGTTCCTTCCTTTTCTGAATGGCTACCTTAAGGTTAGTGGGATCACTTAACACTCCTTCATTAGTTACCTTGGGGAAAGTGTCTACTATGCTCACTGCATCAGCTTCGTCCACACAGACCACAAAATCCGTTAGAGCAGCAGTATATAATCCCTTAGCCAACCAGTTTGTTGTTAATGTTGATAATGTTGCTACCAGATCCCTTGATTCTTTGGTTGCAGCAGCTTCAATGGTTACAACAGGCTTGAGCTTAAATGAGTTCCTACACAATTCCTTTAAGGCATCATAATAGGGGTAGTAAGCTGGATCTGATTTGCCAAGCGCTTTCAAGAACAAAAGGTTAGCTGCATCATCTTGGCTTTTGATTCTAGTAATGCTTTCTTGGACAACACCCATGGGAACTTCTTTATTCTTGTAGTCACCAGGAGCTTCTGTGTTATCCATTAATGCTAATGATCTAGTAACCCTTTCATACACTTCTTTACAATTGTTTAAGAAATATGTATTATCAGCTTCTGACATTGTGCAAAGGTGATCAATCATCTTAAGACCAAGTGTACCAGGTTCATTCGAAGAAAATATTGCTTGTATATCAACCTTGATTGTTCTGGGAGTGTACACTTTAACAAAAGATAATGCATTACTGTATTTGTTAACTGTTATGTTTTGTTTAATGGTACTTAGTTTTGAAGATATAATACTGCTATTTCTTGATGAGGTAAAATCTACAAACATTAATTCCATTGTGTCTGCAGATTCTATGACCAAATCACAATCGAAGGGGATTTCCTGGAAAGAACCCTCAATAGAAACTAATGAGTAATTAACAAACTCTCCTATAGGCCTTTGCTCTGTTACAGTAACATAAATGTCGTACAAATGGGCTAATCTCATTGACAATGATTCATCAGGAACTAATCGGAGTCTAGCTGCTAAATCACAGGGTGTTGTCTCAACAATTTTAGCGTAAGCTTTTGAATCTATGACATCCAAGGTTGAGAGAAAGTCAAATAATTCATCAAGTTTTTTCATGTAGTGTTCCGTGTAGTCATTTGATGATGAATTGGTCATGTTGGCGATTGTCGGTTTGCTGAATGTTTGTTTTACGTTTTAGTTATTGGTATATGCCGG